TTGGGTTTACTGGAGCAACCGGAGACGCAATTGAAGGTACTGAAGAATTTACTTTCTCAGTTTATCGTTTGGGTTCACTTGTTGCATCTTTGTCTGAAAATGAAATACGAGAAACTTCTCAACTCGCATTAGATTTCTCTATAAATTCTAATCCTGCATATAGTGCAACTGCACTTTCAGTCGCACAAGAAGGTTCTACTGTAAGAACAAGACTTAAGACATTAAATGTTCCAGATGGTGCCACTTTCCCATTTAAACTTTTTGGTCCTGGAGTTACACAAAGTGATATAAATGGTCCGCTTTGGGATGGATCTGGCTTTACTGGAATGTTTACAATTATTGGTCCTCCCGTTGGTGGTGTTACCGGATATGCAGTTTCTGCTGTAAATCTTTTAGCAGACTATGTTACAGATGGAGGAGAAACATTCCATGTGTACTTACAACCAGGACCAAATCTAACAACATACGGTGGTGGATTTGGACTTACTTCTGCAAACTTTACAATTGACGATTGGTTTAAAGATCCACGAATTGAATATTCTTTCACTCCATCCTCAACAACAGATCCAGATAATAGTAGAGCGTTGTCGGAAGATTATCATCCTTCATATCCAAGAGGATTTACTCTCACTATGAAAACATTCAACTGGAATGTTTCTGGTAAAACATTGACCGCAAACATTACCTCATGGCCCACCAGTAATGTAACACCAACAGACTTTGGTGGTGTTTGGAGAACAGCAACAAGTTCTGCACCAGGTATTGGAACCGATACTAGTTACTTAGGAATGTTCGATCAAATCTATGGAAACACTTTAATTGGAATTACGCTCTTAGGCCCTACTGGTGTCTATATTTCTCCCATTCTTAATGGCGGAAGTGATGGCGCTACAGGACTAATTCAATATTTCTTTGAAATCAGAAAAGATGCAACTACAGATTTAGATCCTTGTGGCGCAAATCCATATGAAGGATTTACGTTTAGCGTACCAAATGGCCAGACTCTTGCTCGACTGTATGCTGGGCCTGCAATATTGACTGGTGTGACATCTAATTTTATAATTTATGAAACTTCGCCTGCACCAATAACAGCAAATTTTAATGTATATAAAAACGATGAACCATTAACTGGATCGAATCCTACAACAACAGAAGACGATACAATAAAAATAGACTATGTTGTTAGAAATATTTGTGATAATCCTGGACAATTGGCAGTTCAAATAGGAACAGCAGGCGGTGAAATAGATGTAGATGATATTGATTTTACCAGTTCATCAATAACAGCAAACCAGTTTACTGGATGTTTTGATTTTACCATAGATGGAACATTTGCACTAGGAACTGCAAGCAATCCAATAATTCTTTCATTTAATAGAGATGATAGTGAAGGAACAGAAAGTCTTAATGTAAATGTTTATAGAAATCCTTGCTCTGCATATTTCAACTCCACAACATCTCAGTATAATTTCATTTCTCAGGAAAGGTTAAGCACTCTATCCATAGGAATTGGAGATGGTGCTCCTCTAGAACCAAGAGGACATTGTTGTAATCCAAATAGTGGATGTAGAGCATGTGATCCTGATGGTTGTGTAGCAAGTAATTGTCTGGCCACTGAAACATTTACAACAGCATGGTTTCAATACTGGCCATCATCGTGTCCTCAACTTAGTGGTGGTGAATATAACTGCACCAATCCTCCTCCAAACGAATCATGTTCTGCTTGTTGTGGAAAGAAAAAGGTTTGGTGCTGCAATCCTGTAAATGGTACTGCGACAGAAAAATGCGTTACTGCTTCAAGTTATTCATGTCCAGCAGGTCAATATGAAGTCGATGAACAAAGTGATTGTGTTCAAAAAGTAACATGCTGTAATGATTTCAACAATACATGCACATCCGCAAATGTGACCCCAGGTTGTATTGGTGCATTTGAAAGAACTTTACCTTATTCTTCAGATTGTAGTGTTTGTAATTTTAATGATGTAGATCCAGACTGCAATCTAGGAGCAAAATTTAACTATAATGTTTCTTGGCCAGTTCCAAGGAATAGCGGAGTTGATTACAATACAAATACATTTGAGTCTGGACAATATCCAGGATCTAATCTTACTGATACTGCTATAACAAATAATATAACCAATATGATCGATTATCTTTGTAGTACTGGCGTGTGCTGTGAAGGTGATGGAGAAGGTTGTGTCAAGAAAGTTTACGATTGGAGCGTATCTTCTGGAGCAAAAACCACCTCTGGATGTGAAGGTGCACCAGATTACAATCAATATCCTTTATTCGGAGAAAATGGTCAATTTTATAGTGCTTGTGCTCATGCAGCAAAAAATAATTGGAATCCAACAACAGATCTAGATGGAAACCCGACTACCGCACAAGAATTTTATGAAGATTACATTTATAATATCGTGAGTTCAAATTGGACTCCATATAAATGTAGCAATTGTTCATATGGTGTATGTTGTAAACTAGATGTTAACAATGGAAACAGAGAATGTCTAGGATCTAGAGTTTCAAGAAATTGGTGTAAAGCAAAAGAATCTTTAAATACAGATCCTACGAAAGTAATTCGTTGGATTTCTAGTTATCATCAATGCAAAACTGTTAACACCGTTTCAGAGGATGGTACAAGTCTTGAAGCTTCATCAATAACGATACCAAGTTATGATTGTGAAATTTGTGATGATATTGTCGATTTGGATTACTTATATCCTGGCGCATGGAATACTAGAGATTATTGGCCCGGAACACTACCAAAGAACACTCATGTTACGGCTTGTATAAATTGCAAACCAGAAGGTGATCCATCTGGAGGAGCACCATCTGGAACATTCCAAGGTGGAGGTCATGATCCATTATATGAACGATTCTCTGATTACTTTAATTTAAATGCAAATACCACGGCAACACAAAATTTCATGAAATATCGTTCTCTTCCAGATAATTTCTCTTCTGCGAAGTATACATTAGATCAAAACAGCACAGCAGAGACTTGCTGTAATTCATACAGCGAAGATGTTAATGCACCGAAAACATCTTCCAATTTTAGAATTGACAGTGCTTCTAAAACAACAGTTGCTAATTGTATATGCACAAATCCAGATTGTATCTGTAATTTTACAACTCTAGGAACTTGTGCGACTTATGATTATGATCTATGTTGTGATGGATGTAAGGGAAATCCACTAGGCAGATGTTGTGATCCAGTAAAAGGAACATGTAGTGAAGTGACAAAAGGTGCGTGTTCTGATGCTGGAGGGATTGGTTGGGTTGCAGGTAAGGCCTGCGGTACACCAAATCCATGCGAACGTGGAGCTTGTTGTGGACTAATTGCTGGAGGTATAGATGACGTTTCTACGAATTGTACAGAAGTAGCAAGGTTCGAATGTCAATTTCCAGATACATTCAATAGAGGTCAATCCTGTCCAGAGGCATGTGGTGGAGAAGTAAGACCAAGAGGTGCATGTTGTCAATATGGCAAGTGTACTGGATATGTTTTTGAAGAGGATTGTACTTCTCTTGCACAACAAAATCCTGATCCATATGTTCAATGGAATGGAACTAGAACATGTGACGATGTGGATTGTAGTGGTACTAGACCTGTTGCTTGTTGTAGGGGATTAGATTTAGGATGTTCCATTGAATCTCAAGAACAGTGCACTTCAGCTGGAGGAGTAGTACAAACTCTACCTGGTACAGAAGCAACTTGTGTTGGAATAAATTGTCCAAGGACTGTATTTAGATGTAACGGTTGTCCTGATGGTTGTGTATCTACTGTTATAACCACAGCGCCTGGTGCGGGTGACTATACTAATATTAATTTATGTATTAACAATTGCAGTAATTGTGTCAACTGTCTTGGTGGAGTTTGTATTCCAAATGAATACAAAGGTACTTATTCGTCTCAACAAGCTTGTGAAAATAGTTGTGGAACAAGTTTTAATTGTAATTCTGGAACATGTCAAGAAATTCCAGGTCAAAATGGACAATTTGATACCTTACAAGAATGTCAGAATAATTGTGGTTTTAGTTTTAATTGTATTAACAACACTTGCACTCAAGTTCAAGGTCAAAATGGTACTTATACAACACAACAACAATGTGAAGCTAGTGGGTGTGGAAGCACTAGTTATAATTGTGTTAATAATCAGTGTGTTGGTGTTCCTGGTACTGGTGGTCAATATTCTACATTAACACAATGTAGATCAACATGTGGATCAAGCATTTATTGTAGGAGTGGTTCGTGTGTATCCGATGTCGGACTAAATGGTTATCCAGATATATCTGCTTGTAATAATGTTTGCGGCACTAGTGTTGATTGTATCAACAGTACTTGTACCACCGTTACAGGTCAAAATGGACAATTTGATAATATATCTCAGTGTCAAAGCCAGTGCGGTTCTAGTTATAATTGTGTTTCTGGTACTTGTCAGCAAGTAACAGGTAATGGTGGGCAATATTCAACACTTTCTCTGTGTCAATCTTCATGTGTTGCTCCTCCCACTAATGGTGCGTGTTGTGCATGGTCCAACTCCGGTGGGGCGCCACAGTGCTTTACAGCAACCGAAGCACAATGTGCCGGCGCGGCCGCATTTGGACCCACAACTTGGTCGGCAGGAAAAAATTGCAATGAAGTAAGTTGTGTCGCTGACAGTTGCTGTTGTTCTCAAACATACGGATGTGTAATATGTCTCCCCCCGCCGAACAAAGCACCATGTTACAACTGTTCTGATCAGGACGGAAATCCAGCACCACTCAGACTTCGAACAGATTGTAAAGCACCATAAAGGAGCAAAAATGGTAGGAGCATGTTGCATATCATCAGTGAATCCGCCTTTAGGAATATGTCTTCCTGTTGAAGAAGATATTTGTAATAATTTTTTTCAAGGAACATATCTCGGTGATGGTACAGTATGTCCTGCATCTGGATCGTGTATTGTAAGTCCAGAAGGAAAAATAAATGATTGCGAATGGTGCTGTGGTTGTAACAGCGAAGGAGAACCAAAAAGACAATATTATCCTTGCTGTTTTAGAACCACCGATGGAATTTGTGACTGTCCTCAAGCACACTCATTCGACTATATTGAAACATGTAGCGGAAGAGCAAAGGGTGATTGTGATTTAGAAGGGTTTACTAAATTAAGATCAGATATGTTGGTAGAGCCGGAACAAGAAACAATAGAAGATTGTTATACTGATGTAAGAATACCAAGAGCCTGCTGTCACATGACATACAATGAACTAAATGTACCGACTGGTATAACATGTTCTAATGTTTGTAACTCCAGAGAATGTGATCTGAAAAATCAAGTGTCTCCAGCAACATATCCTTCTGTATATTCAAACGGAGCAGTGTGTGGTAAGTCTGCTCTTACCAAGTATACTTCTGCATACAACTGTGGAGCACAAATAGAAGGAATAGTTGGTGCATCTCAAAGAAGATATACTTCTCATGTGATGAGACAAGAAAGAGTGGGAACTTGCTTTACTCTTTATAAGAGAGAAAACAACGAATATTATTATAATTGCGAACCAGGATTTAAAGATTCTTGCAAATCTGATAATTCAATATTTGTTCCAATGAAAGATTCACAATTTGAATTCTGTTTTAGTCCTTATGCACCAAAAAGACCACAATTCTCATCAACAGGTACATTAATTCCGCAATCAATGTCATCTCAAGATTTTAGAGAATTAAATTTGAATTTTGGTGATTTTTATCAAGGTGGTTATTTTATAGGAATATTCTCTCCAAGAAATGCAGACATTTATGGATCAGAACTTACTGCGTTGAATAATAAACAGAAAATTACAACATCAAATGTCGAGGGCGTTGGTTCATCTAAATCGCTTAAAAATACTAAATGGGCATTGTTCATGGATGATGCCTCGGTTCATAGTAATGTGTTTACAAAAAATGAAACATATAAACCATTACCAAGACTTTCTAGATATGATGGTTTTTATAATACACATGGAACTGAATATGAGTTTGCCGGATTAGACTGTGTATTAACCAAGCAATTTAAAAGATTCCCACATCATGGTCAGTTGGATTGGTATATTCCATCGGTAAATGAAATAAAGTTCCTATTTAATAAACTAGTAATGAATAGTTCAAATTATTTTATATTCCTTAATAATTTCTATAATACTGGAAACTTCAATCCAATATTTTATACTTCTAGTGGAATTAATTCTGATTATTTTTATGCTGGGATCATGGACTTCACAAATAGTGAATTGTTCGGTAAGATAATTCCAATACATAAAAATAGCAGACACTATATTAAGAAATTTAGAAGAATTGAATTACTAGATTGACATAAATATCAATGATGGTATACTAATTGAAAGGATTTAAATTATGAGTGAAGAAACTCCAGAATTTAGAAAAGACGAAATTAAAGAAGATAAGTCGTTTTTGGGTAAGAAGTTAAGCATGGTTCAAAATTTTGCATCTGCTGTTGCTTCTAGAGGATTCAAAGACGAAAAGGTAAGTAAACCAATAAAGCAACTAAGAGTATTGAGTTGCTTTGGTAATCAGAACATTGGTGGAGTGCTCCCTCCATGCGAACATCTAAAGCAATCATCAACCGAAGGAAAGCATTTCTGCGGAGGATGTGGATGTGGAGATCGAAAGGGAACATGGTTGGTTGCAGATGGAGACGAATATAGTAAACTAGATTATCCAAGATTGGCATGTCCTTTGCAAATGCCTGGATTCACTAACTATGAAAAGTCAAAGGATGACGAATCAATTCCACCAATTACTCGTAGATATTACATTGAAAATATGTCATATCCAGAAATTGATGAGGTTCCTGTGACTACACCCGAACCACCAAGAGTTGCAAAGAATGCTCAGGTGGTAAATGATCCAAATAAGGTGCTTCCAAAAGAAGAACCAAAAGCAGAATAAAATCCTATAAAATTTAATAAGAATCTCCGTATAAATAATACGGAGATTTTTTAATGGCAACACTTAACTCAAAAGACGATCTAATTGAATATGCTTTTCGTAAATTAGGTAAACCCGTAGTTCAAATAAATGTAGACTACCAACAAGCACAAGATAGAGTAGATGAAGCATTACTCTTTTTTGCCGAACGTCATTTTGATGGTGTTGAAAAGGGTTATTTTAAATATCAATTAACACAGACCGATATCGATAGAAAATATATTGAAACCGATGACATTGGACCTATCAATGGAATAACAGGAGATAGTCCTGATGGTAAGAATATAGTTTCAGTAGTAAAGGTATTTCAATTTGGTAACTTTACTTCTATTGACATGTTTGACATTCGTTATCAGTTGGCATTAACTGACTACTTCGGTATCAATAGAGGTCTTGCAGGTTCTCCTGCACTCGGTATGGCAACATACGATTCTACTAAAAAATATGTCAAATTAATTCAAGATTTCTTTCAACCCGAAAAGGCAATTCGTTTTAGTAAAGTTACCAATAGACTTTACATTGATGGTTATCTTGACGATATTTCTGCTGGTCAATATATAATTGTAGAGGCATATGCTTCTCTGGATCCAAATATATTTACAGAAATATGGAATGATCGTTGGTTGCAAAAATATACAACTGCATTGATAAAGAAACAATGGGGCACAAACATGGCAAAATATGATGGTGTTGTTTTGCCTGGTGGTATAACTATGAAAGGATCTCAGATCTATGCCGAAGCATCTCAAGAACTGGCAGAGATAGAAAATGAGTTCTACAGAAGTTACGAATTACCAGTTGACTTCATGATGGGTTAAAAATGGCAGTAAATCCATATTTCAAAGATTACACTGGAGAGCAAGATCTACTAAATGATCTTGTCATAGAAACCATCAAAGCAACTGGTAGAGATGTTGTCTATATTCCTAGACAATACATGAATTTAGAACAAACTCTTGGTGAGGATACTCAAGGTAGCAAATTTACCAAAGGATATCCAATCGAGATGTATCTAAGTGATGTTCAACAGTTTGGCGGACAAAGAGATATTGTTAGTAAATTTGGAATACAACTTACGGATAGAATTAATTTAGTATTATCAAGGACAAGATTTCAGCAAGAAGTTTGTTCTAAGGAACCAGGAATAGAAAGACCAAGAGAAGGTGATCTTATCTATTTTCCAATGATGGAATATTTGTTTGAAATTAACTTTGTAGAAGATAAGCAACCGTTCTTCCAGTTCGGTAAGTTAACTACCTACAACTTAACATGTGAAGTATTCAACTACTCATATGAAACAATAAACACAGGAAATAGTGATATAGACCGAGCACAAACGGAAAGAAAAGAATATTTAAAGCAATTAACTGTAGGAATGACTGCATTTGGTGGAACTGCAAACTACGAATATTTTGTTGGAGAGAAAGTATTTCAAGTTGCAGGTATTACAGGAGCCGGAGCAACATTTGCAAACGCAACTGCTGTTGGTACTATAATAGAATTTGATTATGTAAGTGGTAGAACCTACAATTATGCATATGTTGGTGACATAACTGGATCATTCTTGACTGGAGCACAGTCACTCAAGGGTATAACTTCTGGTGTTGAATATTCATTGTCTGGTATGACTGGAACAACTATTGTCATAGGAAGAAACCCAGAAACAGATGATCCAGATAGAGATAATGATAATATTCAATATAAAGGTGATTCACAAAATATATTTGATTTCACTAGTACAGATCCATTCTCTGAGGGAGGTTATTGATGTTTGGAATAGATTACAGTTATTATAATAGATCTCTCAAGAAATTAGTAGTTGCATTTGGTTCAATATTTAATGAAATATATCTTTCTAGATACGATTCAAGCAATACCCTTCAAGAGAAAATAAGAGTACCATTAACATATGGTCCAAAGGAAAAATTTGTTAGAAGAATCACTGAAGCCAGCAGCATAAGTGATGGAGCAAAATTAGGAATAACGCTTCCAATTATCGGATTTCAGATAACAGGAATGGCATTTGATCCGACAAGAAAATTAAATAAACTAAAGAAAGTTAAAACTTCTACATCTACTTCCATTAAATCGATGTGGTCAGAAGTTCCATATAACATTGAATTTGGTGTATTTGTTTTTGCAAGAACTATAGATGATAATTTTCAAATAATAGAACAAATAATTCCAAACTTTACACCAGACTTTACTGCAACAATAAACTTCAATGACTTGAATCCAACAGTAGATGTACCATTTCAATTGAACACCGTTGTTACTACTGAAGATTTTGAAGGAACATACGCAACAAGAAGAAGTGTAACTTCTACACTTTCCTTTACTGCAAAAACATACATATTCGGAAGAATCAAAGAAATTCCTACAGGACCAATCGAAGAAGTTGATGTTAACTTTAGAAACTTTGTTACAGACGACTTTATAACAGATTTAGGATGGACAGGAGATGCTGACACAGGAAGTGTTACATATGTACCATGAGTGATGCAAATCAAAAAATATCAAAAGCATTAGATGTAGAATATGATCCATCTAAACCAAAAGAATTACCTGTCTGTAAAAAAGATCTAGACAAGATCAAAAAAGAACAGAGAGAGGCAATGCTAAGTGGTGACTTTGAAAAGGCCAGAGACAGCATTACCGAGATGATTACTACTGGTATGGATGCAGTGCAGGGAATCATGCGTGTTGCAGA